ATATTTGGTTGGTAATGTTCTCAGAGACGGTTGCAGTCTCTGTTTTTTGAATATCAGAAATCAGGCGAACGGTGATGGACTCGGCGGCGGTCACAGCGTCGCTCACGCTCACACTCAGCCCGGTCGAGGCCGGCTTGATGCTAACCGCAATACAGCACCAGTCGGCCACACCGCTCAGGCTACCAGTCCCTCCGAGTGTTGTGCTGCTTGGACTAGCAACGCTCTTGTACCACACCGAACAGGTGGTCGTGTCACCACCGGCCCCGGCGGCATTTCCCGTACTAATGCCCGTCTGATCACCAGGAACCGTAAAGGTATTATTGCGATATGTACCAACGGCTACAGCCCACGCAGCAGCGGTTACCGTGGTGACGCTGACTTGCATATCAGCATCGTCCACCGCCGGCCCTTGGGCAGTTCCAGTAGCCTCAACAGCACCGCTACCATTAGAGCCAGAGGTGTCAATACCGCTAAAGCGACAGGCGACGGCAAAGGCAGGAACAGTATTGCCACTCAGGGTAACGGTGATGCTACCTGATGAGGGGCTTGCTCCCATCGCTCGCCAGACGCTGACGCCATTCTGACCCTGCGTATTATCAACATTTGCAACTTCGACCCAGGTCAATCCGTTGCCGCTGACTGATGGCGCGATGGCCTCATTGCGTTGAGCAAGAAATAACAGCAACAACTCATTGCTGCCCGGTGTCCAACTAGATAGAGTTACATTTCCAGTAGTTGCAGACCCGGTAATCGTTTCAACAAGCGCAATGGCCATCAGTCAAACATCCGATCCAGCATTGCTCTTAATTCCGGCAGATGCGCTTCAAGCGTGCGCATGATGATGGCATAACGTCCCTCGTTGGCTAGTTCCAGCCATACGCCGTAATCAATCGCCGGCCCGTGGCTCAAATAAATAATCACCATCTTTTGCGCCACTTCGCTTGTGCCGAATAGCCCGCTGCGGGCGTTGCCGGTCCGGTCTGTCCAAGGCGCATTGGCGCGCGCATCATTTTGCATGATCGTCGCGATCTGGCCGGCCACCGCGTTAACCGCCACCAACACGCGTTCGCCGTATTGCTCGATTGCCCTGGCCAGTTGGCTGGGCGGCCTCACCCAGCGGATGCCGGTTTTGGTTGCCATTAGGCCACCGCCTTCGCCTCGGCCTGCGTGCCTGCCCGCCGGTTGGGGCGCACGAAGAGCACCTGGTAGAGCAAGCCGCCGGCTGTAAACCGGTCGTCTACCCGGATATCAAGCGCAGGCGGCCCCGCCACCAATACATCAGCCTGCACCTCTTCTGCAGAACCGGCTTGCCGTCGCTGCCCACGCGCCGCCAGCCGGGCAATCCGCACGGTCTGCGCCGGAATCTGCGCGGCGCCGCGCCGGATCGTGATGCTGGTTTCGTTCTCGCTGTGGATGCTGGCCAGGTCAGCAGCCAGGGCGTCATAGTCCATTAGGGCCATAGCACCCCCGATCCTTCCGCTGTGCTGTAGCGGGCCATCATGCCATAGCCTTGCCGCTTGCGGACCGCCCGTTGATATTCACTCAAAAAGCCCTGGGCCTGCTTCATGAGACTGGTTGCCTGGTCGCCGCGCTTCACGATCTCGTCGCCGATGGCATACTCAGTAATACCGCCGGCCTGCGGCGTCGCCTGCTGGCTTAGCACCAGGTATTGCCCATAGAGCAACACAAGCCGGGCATCGGCCTCGGTCAAGCGGAGATAATCGCCGCTGACCAGTTCGTAGCCGGCTGCATAGCGATAGGTGCGCGCCAGCGTGTAGGCGGGCGTGGGATAGAAGGTGATCTGGCCGCCTCCTGCATCCCAGGTCTCTTCCCAGCCGGCGGACGCGGGGATCAATCCCTGGGCGCCGTTAATGACGCCGCTGTGCAAGTAGAGCGCCGGCAGGTCAATCAATGCCAGAAAGTCACCGGGCAAGGCGTAGGACGCCGTGCCGCTTACGATGTTAAGTGTCCCAGTGCGTACCAGTGGCGTGTCTTGCCCGAATTGCAGCACCGCGTCCTTGATGTTCTGCTCATAGTCCGGCGGCACTTGCGCACGTTCCGGCGCCAGCATCTGGAGACGCAAGGCCAAGGCGGTGAGGATCATTATGCTCTCCTTCGGTTCCGGGGTGCAGCCTTGGGCGCGGCCGGCTGGTTGGCCGGGGGCTGAACATCCGCCGCAGCCTCATCCGTCGTGACCGATTCACCCGCCGGCTCTGCATTGGTCACGACCACAACCGCGGGGTTGTAATGGGTGATCCAGGCCGCCGTCTCCTCTGCAACTGGGCATTGCTCACCAGGGGCAAGGTAGCGGCCGGCCACGCGTACCTTGGTTTCCCCCTGGTTGAGAATAGTTATCACTTCGCCACCCCGAATACTTTTATTGATAGGGCGTTGCCGTTTGTCACGTCGGCAAAAATGCAGTTATGTGTGCCGAATAACAGATACTGGTTGCCGTTGTGGGCGTCGGCGGCGTTGGCCGATACGACCGTGGCCGTATCCTCGTAATTGACGTTATCGTTGCTCCATTGCAGCTTGACCGTGGTTGTGTTAACCGTTCCCTGATCGATAATGTACTGAATGTCGAGCTTGTTATAGTTGCTCAGGTCTACACAGACGCGGCTGTCAGCAGTGATGCTGCCGTTAAAAAACGTCACCTTCATATTATTGCCTGAAGCGCCGCTGAACGTGACCGGCGTCGGTACAGCCGCCGGCGCGCTGCTTGCAGGCAGTGCGGGAAAGACGATGGTTGCCACCAGCAACGCAAGCGCTACCAGGATGGCGGCAAGAGTAAATTTCTGATTCATGTCATTTCTCCTTAAAGAGCATCTGCCGAGATGCTCTTTTGCTTATGCAATCACCACATGGGCAGTCTTCTCGATGACCGGCACTACCGACCCATTGAACTCTTCATTGTAGTACTGGTCGGCGCCGATCAGGTTGCCGTTGCTGTCGTAGCTGGGGAATGGACCAAAGATCTGCATCGGTTGATACACCCGGTGCGCTACCAGCTCACGATTGACGGCCTGGGCATAGGCATCGGTATATTCGGTTGAGGCAAAAATCGGCAGCCCCTTGATGCTCCCGGCAAAGCCGGCGGCCGTCAACATCGCATTGGGGAATCCCTCACGGGTGAACCCGTCCCAGTTGCTCAGACGGTCGGCATTGGTGACCGACATCAGGATCGAGGTGGGCACATAGTTGCGGTTATAGACCTTGACCTTGGCCACGCCGATTTTTTCAACAAACTGTGCCACCGGATCGCTGGCGGCCGTCCACGTCCCGCCGCTGTTGCCCGCCTGGCGCAGGCTAGCTGCCAAGCCCTTGTACAGGACATCCTTGTCGATTTTTCGCCGCACCAGGCGCGCCAGGTTCCCCAGCGTGCGCGTGACCGCGTCGTAGTTCATCTGGCTGCGGCTGAAGACAATCGCCTCGCGACTGATCTGCGTTGCCAGGCGGTCAGCGATCATTTCCAATGTGGTATAGGTCAGGGTGTTTTTGGCGCGCTGGATAGCCTGCATTTCGCCCAGCCGGAAGGCGTCATAGGTATAGTCCACCTTGAGCGACTGGCTATCCGTGATCGAGCCGGCGGCGAGCGCCATCAGCGCGCCGTCTTCGTAGTCAATCACATAGTCTGTTCCTTCGATGTAGGTAGTGCTGCCGCCGCTATTCGTCACTACCACGGTACCAGGCCGCTGGCGCTTCTTGGCCATGGCGACCCAAGCGCCGTGATCGGCCGTCACAACTTCGTCAGTCACCGTTGGCGCCGCGCCGGTCTCCCCCGCATACGCTTCAAAGTAGATCCGGGTCGGGCTGGTATCGGTCACGCCAAAGTCATAGACATTAGCGGCTACCAATTCCGGGTATGCCTGCTCAATGAGCATTCGGCTGACGGAATAGGGCAGGTTGAGATCAGAGGTTTGCTCGGCTTCCTCGAAGCTGCGCGCCTCTTGGATGAGCTTGGCTTGATAAAGCTTGTCAAACCGCTCCAACATGCGCACCGTCAGCAGTTCGGCCGGCGATTCGCCCTTGACGACTACGCGGCGGTGGCCCTCGCCGGATTTAACCAGGCTCTCGTTGAGCGCGTACGCGGCGCGTGTGAACTCCGGCTGGCCGGTCTCGCGCTCGAATACCGGCCCCATCACCTGCACACTGCCGGATTTGCCCATCGCCGCCAGCTTGGTCTTGGCAAAGATGCCATCCCATTCCTTGCGCTTGGTTTCGACCAGGGCCGTCACCGCGGCGGCATCCGCCGGCTTGGCGGCGCGCACAGCCTCCACGAATTCGGTGTTGAGTTCGCCGTAGGGCAAGCTCTTACATGCCTCCGTGATAGCCTGCGCAATGGCTTCCTCGGTCTGGCGCCGTTTCAGATCCGCGCCGGCCTTCCGGCCCTCTTCCAGCGCGGCCTTGAGCTTGCCCAAGTCCTCCACGCCCAGCGCCTCCGTCAGCGCCTTTTGGTCGGCCAGGTTCAGGCTTTCCATAACCGCCTTCAGCATATGCGGCTGCTCTTTCAGCAGTTTTAGCAGTTCTTCGACATTCATCGTCTTTTTCTCCTCTTGGCGGGTCGTCTGGCTCTCCACTACCTGTCCGTTGGGGTCAGAGGGTTGGGCCACCAGATCGAAGCCCTTGATCGTCAACTCAATCACTTCCTGGATGGTCGCGCCCGATTCCTGAATCAGGCTGAACTCTCCATAGCCACGCATGGACACCCCCACGGGAATCCCGTGCTCAATCAGGGTAGCGATGTCCTTTCCTTTACTGGTGGGAACGATGACGCCTTCCAGCAGCACGCGCCCGCGCGTGTCCAGGGATGCCGCGTTCCATTTGACTACCGTCTCCAGTAGGTTGGGCCGCCCGCCTTTGTCTGCGGGATGTTCCACTTCGCCAGTTGCAAGCAAGTTGCCCTGGCCGTTGCTTTCATGTAAATGGCCATTCAGTTTGGCGACGGCACCGGCGAGCACCGCGCGCGGATACCGTCGTCCGTTGCCGTTGACCACATCGGCCGTAATGCCCACGGCCCGGATCTTGCGCCCGCCGGCGCCGGCCGCTTCGGTCAGGGTTAAAACCTGTTCAATCGTTTCGGTGAAGCGCTGCCCCCGGCCCCGGCTCTCTGCTACCGGCTCATACAGACGAATCTCCTTGACTTCGACCGGCGTGCCGAAGGTAAAGCCGCCATCCTCGCCCGCTGCCCAAGGAATTTCCCAGGCCATGTGGCGGATATCACGGCCGTCGCGCCCCGCGATTTCGATCCACGCATAGGCGATGATCCGGTCGCTAAAGGTCCACGCGACGCTCAGCGCAGCACTCGCCGGCTTGCCGGGCCACGCATTGAGCGCGTGTGCAAGCTGTTCCCGCAGCGCCTCGTAGCTCTGATCATTGCGTACTGACTCGTTTAGGCCGAAATAGCGCAAAAGCGCCCGTACATACTCCTCGACCGTCTTGAACATAAGCTTGCTCCTATAGTCTCAGTGCGGCGGCCTGCGCGCCCTGGCTGTTACTGAGCCAGAGTTCCAGTGAATCCGCCAGGCTCATCGTCCAGGGCAATGGCTCCGTCACCCGCTGTGCGCCCAGCCATGCCTGGTAATCGTCGAGAAAGGTATTGTTGCCCTGGAGCCAGCCCTTGACCTGTTGCGTAAATTGGGACTTGTCCATCACCGCATCCTCACGATAGCACATGCATTGCGAATGGAGCGGGAGAATCGAATCCCCTTTGGGATACGGACCGCCGGCCGCCCACTGGTCGCAGATGTCGCTCTTCGGGTGCGCCGGCGACAACCGTACATGCTGTCCTGTCACCCAGGGCGCATGGGTGGCAATCTCGGCGGACACCGCATGGTTGGCGAACTGTAATTCCGTCCTGGCCAGGCGCAGCGCGTTGTAGGCAATGCCCCGGCTGCGGTTTTCCGTCCCCGTCAGCAGGCCGGTTCTATCGCCGGCCCGCTCGCTCGCCGTCATGCCGTATAGGCGGCGCCGCGTCCAACGCGGCATATCTTGATCGGCGCCCAACTGTGCTTCGATCTGCCGGGCTAGTCCCACCGCGCTCGTGCGCTCGGTGTAGGCCGTGTTGAGCGTGTTGCGGAGGGTTGTCAATCCCCCGTTTTCCAGCCGCCAAATCCGTTGGCTCAACTGGAGACCATCCCCGTACACCCGCTGCTGCGTCGCCTGGAGCGCCCGGAGCCTACGCTGCTGCCAGCCCTGGACAATCACACCCACGTCGTCGGGCGTCATATCCTCCTGAAAAAGCGCCGGTTGCAGGTAGGCGTTGTGCTGAATCACCAGCACGCCAAAGGGCAGGCTGGCCGCCTGTTCCCTGGCGGCAGCAAAGAGCGTTACCCACCGCTGTATGGCCTGCCGGAACCGGCTCTCCAGTTGGCCATCTAGCCCGCGCAGCCGGTTGGTGTCAATATTGCCTTCGTCATCAGCCAGGCTCTGCACGGCGCCCACGAGCCATTGCTGAACCTCCCCTAGAATCCGATGGGTCTCGCCCATCACAAACAGGGTAAGGCGCATGAGCGCCCGGTGCTGCTGCCGGCCGGCCTGCCGTGGTCGGATATCGCGCAGGGTCATCGGTCAGCCCTGCCCGCGGCCAGCATGGCAGCTAAGACGATGACGGTAGCAACGCCCACCAAGTAGCCCACGAGGAAGCCGGTAATCACGCATCCTCCTCAGCCGGCTGCGCATTGGCGGCTACGCGCGCTATCTGGTCGGCCATCAACTGTCGCATGGCTTCAATCTCGGCATCGGCGTCAAAGCCGGGAATAAAGAGACTGATCAGCCGAATAATTGTCTCATCGCGTAACCCCAATGCCTTGAGCTTCAACCCCGCATCGCCGACATCCTTGAGCGCAATGGCCGTCAGCGCCTGCTTTGCCGACCATTCTGCCGACCAGGTGAGGCTACCGGGCCAAATACCCTTGAGTAGCCACTGGCGCTCAACCAGCGGCTTGACAAATTGCGCCGTGACCCAAGCCGAGGCCGCCTCTTTGCGCGCATTGTACTGCTTCGCTTGCTCGTCAAGCACGTCGCGGTTCAGATCTTGACCATAGCCCAGCAGGCTCATGGGCACGGGCGAGGCTACCCACCAGGTACGGATGTGGTGCAGCACATCGTCAATTTCGCTCAGCCGGGCATCACCCTGGATGCTCTGAATATTCGTGCGCTTGTTGCTGAAAAAGTCAGCGACGGCGGCAAACGGGTCATTCAGCGCGGCCTTGTTGCGGGTCTGGTAGGCTTGAATATCGCCTTCTGAGGCATCTTCCAGGCTGTGGACATACTTCATGCCGGCGCGCGTCTTGCGCCGGATCGCGATGTCCAGTTCGCCTTCCTGCGTTCGCTTGTAGGCACGCCGTGCGCTGGCGAAGAGCGGTCGGCCATAGCGGCTGTTGCTGCGCTTGCCACCGGCAGCATGGATAATCTGCCACTCGGCGAAAAAGACAGCGTCGGCGGGCGGTTGCAGATCCAAGCCGACGCTCCAATAGAGGTCGGTCCAAAAAAAGGCGCGCGCGGGGTCGGGAAAGTGGTCAAATTCGTCGGTCCAACGGTGCATTTCTAGCGTCGGCTTGCGCGTTACCTGCACGATGTCGCCCTGCCGGTTGGCCCCCAGTTCCAGGAAAGAATCCCCATCGTTGAGGGTTTCGCGCACCCAGTCCTCTCCCTGTTCCCAGAAGCCAACCCGCTCCAACAGTTCGCCGGCAATCCGCTTC